ATCATGGACAACTATACCCGCGATGAACTAAATCAACTTGATAATTATATTAAACATGATCGTAATGATACATTCACATATGTTGGTATGGAACAATTCCGTGGAAAGTATCTTGTACAAGACCGTAGATCTAAAACTGTGTTTGAAAGTCCTCAAGTTTTGTATATGCTTATTGCAGCTACTCTATTCACAGACTATCCAAAAGATACACGTATTAAGTGGGTTAAAGATTACTACGATGATGTATCAACATTTGTAACATCATTGCCTACACCTATCATGGCAGGCGTGCGTACGTCTACACGGCAGTTCTCTTCATGTGTTCTTATTGAATCAGATGATACGTTAGAAAGTATTAATGCTACTGCTACTTCTGTTGTACGTTATATTTCTAAGAAAGCTGGTATTGGTATCAATGCAGGTAGAATTCGTGCTGTTGATAGTAGAGTAGGCGATGGTTCTATTGTACATACTGGTTTAATTCCCTTTCTTAAGTACTTCTCATCTGCTGTTAAGTCATGCTCACAAGGTGGTGTTAGAGGTGGTGCTGCTACTGTGTATCTTCCTGTATGGCATCTAGAATTTGAAGATCTTGTTGTATTAAAGAATAATAAAGGAACTGAAGAGAATCGTGTACGTCAATTGGATTATGCGTTCCAGTTTAATAAGTTGATGTATGAACGTCTATTAACTGGTGGTAACATAACACTATTCTCACCAGCAGATGTTCCTGGTCTATATGAGGCATTCTTTAAAGATCAAGATAAATTTCGTGAGCTCTACGAAAAGGCAGAGCGTAAGACATCTATTCGTAAGAAGACAATGAAAGCTATGGATGTATTCTCTCAGTTTGTTACTGAGCGTAAAGACACAGGTCGTATCTATCTTATGAATGTAGATCATGCTAATGAACATGGTTCTTTTAAACCTGACCTTGCAGCAATCTATCAATCTAATCTATGTACAGAAATCAATCTACCAACTAAGCCTTTGCAATCTGCAGATGATAAAGATGGTGAGATTTCGTTGTGTACGTTAAGCGCTATCAACTGGGGATTGATTAATAGTCCTACAGATTTTGAAAAGCCCTGTACAAATGCTGTTCGTGCATTAGATGCATTACTCGACTATCAAGAGTATCCTATTCCTGCTGCAGAAATCTCTACAATGAATCGTAGGCCTCTTGGCATTGGTATTATTAACTTAGCTTATTTCCTAGCTAAACGTGGTATGACATATGGTACACCAGAATCGTTAAAACTAATTGATGAATACGCAGAAGCATGGTCTTACTATCTAATTAAAGCATCTGTAGATCTTGCAAAAGAAAAAGGTGCATGTATCAAATCGAATGAAACAAAGTACAGCGATGGAATTCTTCCTATTGATACATATAAGAAAGACGTAGATACACTTGTACCACATAAAGAACGCATGGATTGGAAATCATTACGTGCTGATCTTAAAGAATATGGTATTCGTAACTCTACGCTTATGGCTCTTATGCCTGCAGAAACATCTGCACAGATTAGTAACTCAACGAATGGCATTGAACCACCTCGTGCGTTAGTATCTTATAAGGGTTCTAAAGACGGTGTTATGGCTCAGGTTGTTCCTGGTTACCATCATCTTAAAAATAAATATGATTTACTTTGGGAGCAAAAGACTCCTGAAGGTTATTTAAAAGTGTGTGCTGTACTGCAAAAATATATCGATCAAGGTATTTCTGTTAATACTTCTTACAATCCTGAACACTTTGACGAAGGTAAAGTACCTATGTCACAGTTGATTAAAGATATTGTTACCTTCTATAAGTTTGGTGGTAAGCAACTATATTATAATAATACACACGACGGAGCCGGTGAAATGAATACTGGTGATGATGTTGCACTTGAACAAGTAGATTACGATAGTGAAGAAGCTTGTGATAGCTGCGCAATTTAACTGTGTACATTATATAAATTATGTTGTATAATATCTCAGATCAATAAAGGAAGTAAGTATGTCAGTATTCGAAAAACAAAATAAATCTCACATGGAATCTAGTATGTTCTTTGATGGTGGAGTCGACATTGCTCGATATGACCAAGTCAAATATCCTGCTCTTGAAAAGATTACTGAAAAGATGTTAGGTTTCTTTTGGAGACCAGAGGAAATAGATGTATCTAAGGATCGATCTGACTTCTCTAATCTTACTGACTTTGAAAAGCATATCTTTACATCAAACCTAAAACGTCAGATCTTACTAGACTCAGTACAAGGTCGTGGTCCAACAGAGACGTTTATGCCTGCTGCATCTGTACCAGAGATTGAACCATTGGTTATGGCATGGGCATTCTTTGAAACAATTCACTCACGTTCTTATACACATATCATTCGTAATGTATATGCTAATCCATCAAAGGTATTTGATGAGATGCTTGACATCGAAGAGATTGTTGATTGCGCAAAAGATATCTCAGGATATTACGATGACTTTATTGACTATCAGAAATGGTATGATCTATTAGGTGAAGGTAAGCATAAAGTAAATGGTAAGACAGTAGTCATATCACAATACGAATTAAAGAAACGTTTATGGATTGCATTAAACTCTATTAATATTCTTGAAGGTGTTCGCTTCTATGTTTCATTTGCATGTTCATGGGCATTCGCTGAGTTAAAGAAGATGGAAGGTAATGCAAAGATTATTAAGTTTATTGCACGCGATGAGAATACTCACCTTGCTGCATCTCAAACTATTATTAAAGCATTGCCTAAAGAAGATGATGACTTTGCAAAGATTGCTATTGAGTGTGCAGAACAAGTGTCAGGTATGTTCGTTGATGCTGTAGAACAAGAAAAAGAATGGGCTGATTACTTATTTAAAGACGGTTCAATGATTGGTCTGAATGCTAAGTTGCTATCTAATTACATTGAATGGATTGCAAATAAACGTATGAAGACTCTCGGTGTTACTTCTCCTTATAGTACACCACAAGCAAATCCACTCCCATGGACAGAGAAATGGATCGGTGGAGGTAATGTACAAGTTGCACCTCAAGAAACAGAGATTAGTTCTTATGTTATCGGTGGTGTTAAACAAGACATGGATGAAAACACTTTTGATGGAATGTCACTATGATCGTAATATACAGTAAAGAAAATTGCCCGTATTGTGAAAGAGCTATTAAACTTGCAAAAGATAGTTCAATGAAATACACAGTAACGAAGATAGGAAAGGATATTCCTGTCAATGAGTTTCATGATATATTTCCTAATGCACGTACTGTTCCTCAGATACAAAATATTGACACCAGTGGAAATGAATATATAGGTGGATACACAGAGTTTAAAAGCTGGGTATTATCAAATGCATTAGGAGGCATGACACTATGAAACAATGTTACCACTGCGGAGTGGAATTTAAAGTTACGTTTGACGATGAAGATGCAGTAGTACAACACTGCCCATCATGCGGGGTACATGTAGAAGAAGTACCAATGCAACAGATGGAATTAGACTTTGAGGAACATGAATAAATAGACTAAAGTATCTACTTAGGTTTGTTTATGAAAAGTTGGAATTATGAGGGGAAACCCTTTACACAAGATATGGTTGGTGACTATGAAGGATTCGTCTATATAGTTACTGACCTATCAAATGGAATGAAGTATATCGGTAAGAAGAACTTTCATTCAAGAGTTAAGCTTAAACCTCTAAAAGGTCAGAAGCGTAAACGCAAAAAAGTATCAGCATCTGATTGGGAAAAATACCACGGTAGTTCTGAAGAGGTAAAGTTACTCTTCGAAGAGCACGGATACAATCGCTTTAGTAGAGAGATATTACATCTTTGTATGAGTAAAGGCGATATGAATTACTTAGAATTACGAGAACAGATAGTACGAGATGTACTACTTAAACCTGATGAATACTATAATGCATTTGTCGGTGGAAAAATACATCGCAATCATGTAAAAAACTTGTGTACATCCTCTGAAAAATAGTGTATAATAGTGTCATGAATAAAGATAATATCATACCATTCCCTTACGGTGAAATCAGAAATCCTATCATAGACCCACGTCCTGATGATGAGATGGATCTTGCAGGAGAATGCATACAACAAATTCTGTTAACTCTATCTGAATATGGCTTTAATGCTAAGAATGATGAGCAGTTATATAAAGATCTTGGTTGTATATTGAATATGATATATGCTACTTTAATAAGAGAATCTAATCCTAAATACCCGTTTGTAGAGGTTATGGATATAATACACGAAATGATAATGGAAGCTAGAAATGATCGTACTTGATTTTAATGGAATTGCAATGGGTAACATCATTGTTAACTCGAACTATGGTGAATTAAACGAAGACACAATTCGTCATATGATTCTTAACTCTATACGTATGCACGTTAAAAAGCATAAAGAGCAATATGGCCAAGTAGTAATTGCTTGTGATGGTGGATCATGGAGGCGTGATGCATTTCCTCAGTATAAGTGGTCTCGTAGAAACAATCGTAAAGAATCTAAACTAGATTTTGATATGATCTTTACGACACTGAATAAAGTACGTGAAGAAATCGCACAGAACATGCCTTACAAAGTAGTGTATATTCGTAACGTAGAAGCTGATGATATCATTGGTGCTCTTGTAGAACAAACACAAGAGTTTGGTCAGATGGAAGATGTAATGATTATCTCTGCTGATAAAGACTTTATTCAGTTACAGAAGTATGGTAATGTAAAACAGTATTCACCTATGACTAAAAAGTTTATTAAGGATGATAATCCTAATGTATACTTGTTTGAGCATATTCTTAAAGGCGATAGTTCAGATGGTATTCCTAACGTTCTTAGTGGTGATGATACTTTTGTTGAAGGTATTCGCCAATCACCTATGACTAAGAAGAAGATACAATCATACGTTGATAATGCAGAAAACTTAGAATCCTTCATGGGTGCAGAAATCTACCGCAACTATAAGCGTAATCAATTGTTAGTTGATCTTGAGTATATTCCACAAGACATAAAGAAAAACATTATAGATACATATGAATCTGCTAAAGTACAGCCAAGGATGAAGATCCTAAATTACTTTATTAAGAATCGTTGTAAACTATTAATTGAATGTATTGAGGATTTCTAATGATTAATGAGAATATTAATAGGCAAACGCTAAAGGAAGTTTTAGATAAAGTAGCTGCTGCCTCAAACCGTGAAGAAAAAACTAAAGTATTAAAACACTATGATACTCCGCATCTTCGCTACTTCTTGAAGGGTGCATTCGATGATACTATTGAATGGCTAGTACCGAAAGGTTCTCCTCCATATAAAGAAGCATCTCCAAAAGAAGCTGATCATGTGCGTAAACACATTGTGAAACGTTTTAAGTACTTTGTAAAGGGTGGACCTAAAGTAAAGAATGAAACACAGCGTGAGGTTATGTTTATTCGTATCTTAGAAACCATTGATCCAGAAGATGCTAAGCTTCTTATCATATGTAAAGATAAGGATCTAGCTGGTAAATTTAAAGGACTAACAAAAAAGCTTGTATCAGAAGCATTTCCAGGACTGATCAAAGCCTAACATTATATAAATAGTTATATGAAAAATAAAAAAGTTTTCATAGTTTAATCTTCAAGGACCTCCCTTTTTAGGGACGGTCCTTTTTTATTTTGGTCTAAGGAAAAAGGAGGCATGACATCTTAACCCGTCGTAAACAATCAACGAATAGGAAAGATCCCATGTTATATGGTCCACAAATCGAGCGTCTTAAAAAAGACTCTAACGAACTTAAACATTATATCAAACGATTAGAGAAAGAAGGTAATGAGCTCCTGGCTTTTAAGCTACAGAAAAAACAACAATATCTTTCTTCAAGGATAGAAGATATGTACGAGGTATATTCGCAAAATTAACCGTGTACAAAGTCCTCGTTTTATGGTATAATATATACATAAATTAAAACGAGGACTTTTATGGAACGCTACATTAAGTTATACAATAACGTTATCGACCAAAATGTGTGCGATGCGATGATTACATTATTTAATAGTCAGGATTCTGTACAGCGCAGTAATCCAATAATGAACTTTACTGAAATCAATCTGAATAGTAATAAAGATTGGGATCAGCATAGAGATCATTTGTCTTACGCGTTTAGACAAGTCTTAGAACAATATAGAACAGAATGCGATGTAACTACTTGGCCATCTAAATATGCATTCGAAGAATTCAGAATGAAAAGGTACGAACCAAATGACGGAAAATTTGATGAACATGTTGATGTTGGCGATTATAGCACTGCTCGTCGCTTCCTTGCTTTCTTTGCTTACCTCAATGACGGTATGGGTGGTGAAACGTCTTTTGACTCCTTGGGGATTACTGTTCCTCGTTCTGCTGGCAGTGTTCTTGTATTCCCACCATTATGGACTTACCCCCACGCCGGTAGAATACCTAGAGACGTTCCGAAATATATTCTAGGATCATACTTACATTATGTCTAATCAAACTATAAAAGAAAAGATTAGACAACGTAGAGCTCAGATGTTAGTTCACTCTTGCATATACTATGAGCTTGATGACTCTATTGTCACAGATGATAAGTGGCAACAATGGGCAGATGAACTTACTCTATTACAGAATGACAATCCAGATGATTGTAATATAGGTTTCTATGATAGAGAGTTCAAAGAATGGAACGGTTCATCAGGTGCATTCCTTCCATTAAAAGATTCATATGTATACAGTAAAGCTAAATGGCTTTTAACA